CTACTAGGGAAGTAGCACCGCTACGCAGTGAAACGGAAAGAATGAACCCGATGAAGAGACAGATAACGGCTGACACACTACGTGAGCTACCTAAGTCTAAAGTCAATGAGTTGTTTGAGGCATTAGGACCACGTAAGGTTGAAGAGCTAAAGCATGACTGGAACTTCTGGGCTAGAGATAATCAGTTAGCTCCTGAGGGAGACGATTGGAACACTTGGTTTATTAATGCTGGTCGTGGTTTCGGTAAGACACGTTCTGGAGTAGAGTGGGTAAGAGAGCAAGTTAAGGGTGGCGTTAAACGTATAGCCGCAGTAGCTTCTACTAACTCAGATATAGAACGAGTTATGGTTAAGGGAGAGAGTGGCTTTCTATCGGTATGCTGGAAAGGTGATAAAACCTATGCTGGCAAGAAGATGGGCTTTCCTGAATGGTCGCCAACAAAGAGAACACTTACATGGGAGAATGGAGCGCAAGTGCAGTTCTTCTCCGCAGAGGAACCTGAGCGTCTTCGTGGTCCACAGTTTGAATTAGCTTGGTGTGACGAAACAGCCGCTTGGAATAAAGACATAGACACTTGGCAGATGCTACAGTTTTGTATGCGTCTAGGTAAGCACCCTCGTATCATGGTGACTACCACCCCGAAGCCAACTAAACTGATACGCCAGATACTTAAAGACCCTAAGACTACTATTACTACAGGGTCTACTTTTGATAACTCTGCTAACTTAGCTAAGACATATCTAACTGCTGTTAAAGAGCAGTATGAAGGTACTAGACTAGGTAAGCAAGAGCTTTACGCAGAAGTCTTAGAGGAAGCACAAGGTGCTTTATGGACAACTGCCATGCTGGACGAAGCATCTGTTAAGTTAGATGACGTGCCAGACCTTTCCCGTATTGTTGTCGCCCTAGACCCTGCTGTCACCTCTAATGCTGAGAGTGATATGACAGGTATTGTTGTTGCAGGTATAGATGTTAATGGCATAGCTTATGTATTAGGCGATTACACTGACAGACTGTCTCCTCAAGGTTGGGCTTCTAAAGCAATAGAATTATATCACTTACATCAAGCTGATCGTATTGTCGCCGAGGTAAATCAAGGTGGTGATATGGTCAAAACAACTATACACGGTGAAGATGACACAGTACCTTACAAAGCTGTACGTGCATCTAGAGGTAAATTTGCTAGAGCTGAACCAATATCTGCACTCTACGAGCGTGGATTAGTTAAGCATGTTGCAAACCCTAAAGATGACGCTTCACTTAACGAATTAGAAATACAAATGCGAACATGGGAACCATTAGGGTCGATTGGCTCCCCAGATAGATTAGATGCTCTAGTATGGGCAATTACTGACCTCTCACTCAACGGCTACACAAAACCAAAACTGACCCTCGCTTATTCTAGTGTTAAGGGACTTTCACGTTAACTATAGAAGTATTATTGTCATGGTAAAGAAACTCTCAGAATCAAAAGCTAAATCTACATTAGGTGTAGCTGGTGATAACACATACAACGGTCAAATCCGCGCTGATGAGTTCCTACCTGAACTTCGAGGTAAGAAAGCTATACGCAAGTATCGTGAGATGCGTGATAACGATAGTACTATTGGTGCTGTTATGTATGCTGTTGAGCAGATACTACGTGATGTAGACTTGCACGTAAAAGCAGTAGACGATAGTGCTGAAGCTATAAAAGAAAAAGAGTTTGTTGAGAGTGTCTTGATAGACATGGAACATTCTCTTGATGATCACATAGCAGAAGCTATTTCTAATTTGTCGTATGGCTTTAGCTGGAACGAAGTTATATATAAGAGACGTGTAGGTCCAACAGAGAGATCACCTAAGAAGCAATCTAAGTTCACAGACGGACGTATTGGTGTACGTAAGATAGCCGCTCGTGCGCCTTGGACTATAAGTAAGTTTGATGTAGACCGTAAGACTGGTGAAGTTCTAGGTATAGAACAAGAGATAGGTTATATGAATGGTAGAAACTATATACCCACTAGTAAGTCTCTTTACTATAGAACAACTAGCCTTAACGGTGACCCATCTGGTCGTTCTATTCTTCGTAATGCTTATACTTCTTATGAATACCTTAATAATCTGCAAGCTATAGAAGCTATTGCAGTAGAACGTGAGTTAGCTGGTATTCCAGTAGCTCGTATACCTGCTGAGTACTTATCAGGAGATGCTTCTGCCGCACAGTCAGGTTTCGTTAACAATTTACAACAGATCCTTAGAGATGTTAAGTTTAACGAGCAAGGTTACATAATATTACCTTCTGATAGCTACCCAGACAAAGATGGTTCTCCTACTAACCAAAGATTAGTCGATATAGAACTTATGGCTTCTAATGGTAAACGTAATATAGACATAGATCCTATCGTTAAGCGTTATCAGCATGACATAGCAAGATCAATGTTATCCGAGTTTCTTCTGCTAGGATCTCAAGGCGGTTCTTACGCCTTATCCAAGTCGAAGACAGACCTGTTCCTTCGTGCGCTTGAGAGTTACATCCAAGCGATCACAGATGTTCTCAACAAACAGTTGGTCGAGCGACTGTGGGAGTTGAACGGTCTGAACTATGACTTAATGCCAACTATTGAAGCTGGTGATGTAGCACCTCACGACTTACGTGAGATTGCAGGGTTCTTACGTAATCTTAACGGTGCAAATATTAACGTATCAGATCACCCAGAAGTTATACAGAATCTTATGGATATAGCTGAACTAGAGTACGACCCAAATGTAACTGTAGATCCAGAACCAGAGGTAGAAGAATAACATGGCAACTTTAAACAACAGAGTTCTAGACAATGGACTAACTGTCTTGGACACAGAAGCTAATCGTATTGACCTGACATCCCAAGAAGCTACAAGTTACGCAGAGGCTTCCTCTACTTATACTTTAGGTAATTCTACAAGTCTTTCTATTGCTTCACCTACAGACCGATCTGGTGGTGGACGTGAAGTAGTAGTAGCCGCAATATCAGATGGTTCAATAACTGGCAATGGTACAGCAACTCACTATGCCGTAGTTGATACAACTAACTCCCGTCTACTTGCAACAGGTTCTCTTACTGCAAGCCAAGTTGTTTCGTCTGGTAATACTTTTTCACTAGGGTCATTTACTATCGGTATACCTGATCCTGCATAATAGAGGTCATTAAGCATGACAAGCAGGATTCTACAGGAAAATAGCAGTTTAATACTCACTCAAGCTAGTGAGCCTATTATTAACGAGAACTACATAGGTGCAAATAGCTTTGTTGTTGTTGCTCCTGTAGTTCAGAGTACTGCAATAACTCAAGTACATGTTACGAATGTAATAGACATCACTACAGGTCAGCCTATAGTAGATACCTCTTCTTTAGTTCAATTACAGAACTTAAGTGCAAACAATACTACTACAGGTCAACCTTCAGTTTCTACTTCTAGTGTAAGTCAGTTACATGTATTGACTACAGGTAATACTACAACAGGTCAACCTATAGTCTCTATTTCCGCTGTAGGTCAAAATCATTTACTAACTACAGGTAATACTGATACAGGTTCTCCTATAGTATCTAATGCTACAGCGATTGAAGATGAAGTAAGTACAGCATCTCCTATTGTTACTGGAAACCCAGAAGTAAACTCAACCCCGATAACTCAGATCAACTCATTTTCCGCTGGTGGTATCTTAACAGGTAGACCAGATGTAGAAGATGCCGCAGATCCTAACGAACAATATGAACAGGTGGTACAGCAGATGTTTGGTGGTTGGCCTAAAAGAATATATGATCATACTGATCTAGCTGTATCTAGAGGTCACTCTCAAGGATATAGATCTTTATACAAGTTTGGATATAACCCAGACGTAGATACTACAGAAGAAACAGTTTGGGGTAATGCTGGTGACTACATATGGTTAGACAATGCAGTTACTATGTTTGTAAGTAGTACAAGTGCAAATGATAGTGGTACTGGCATAGGAGCTAGAACTATTCTCATACAAGGTCTAGATGAAGACTACAATGAAATAGAAGAGACTATAACTCTTAACGGACAGACACAAGTAGCTACTCAGTTGTCGTATTTGAGAGTATACAGATCTTTTGTTACACTTGCAGGTTCTAACGAAGGAACTAGTGGTGTTATATACATAGGTTCTTCTGGTGCTACAGGCGGAGTTCCTAACTCTTCAGTTTATGCTAGTATAAGCATAGGTAATCAGACACAGATAGCCGCTTATACAGTACCTGCTGGACATACACTATATATAGACGAGATTAATTTTACTGCGGCTGTATCTCAAGCTCAAAAGCTAGTTCACTGTAAGTTTAACAGCAGAGATCACGGATCTAACGTGTTTAGGACAAGGTTTGTACAAGTGATACAAAGCAATCAACTAATACAGTCATTTAAGTACCCACAAGGGTTTGCAGAGAAGACAGATTTAGAGTGTAGAGTATCTACAGACACTACCAACACAGCAATCGGCGCATCTTTCCAAGGTGTATTAATTAAGAACGAAACATAAGGTAATTTATCATGAAAGTCGGAGCTAAAGTATCTTGGAACTCATCTGGTGGAACTGCTAGTGGTATTGTACGTCAAATAGTAAGAGATGGCACAGTACCTAACATACCAGTTAAAATAACAGGTACAAAAGAAGAACCTGCGGCACGTATTGAAATAACTGACGATAAAGGTAAACCTACAGGTCAAATGGTAGGACACAAAGTTTCTACTTTACGTAAAGCAAAATATGCTAATGATATCTTTACTACAGAACCTGAAGCTATCTCTAGATCTATGGATTTAGGACTTGGTGGAGCTACTCACGTATCTGACTACAATGGGCAAGCTATATACATGCCAGCAGAGAGCCATGAGGCGTATCTAGCCTTCTACGAGGGCAGTGAGCCTATGGAAGAAGCTGAAGCCCCCTCAGTGGATCGTATAGAGGCTCTCAGGGTCATTGTACAAGAGATCATGAAGACTGAATTTGCTAAAGCTGATTATCAAGGTGAGAAGGTTACCTTAAACAAGCCTAGACGTATCAAAGGTGGCAACAAGAAGTTTGAAGTGTTTGTACAGTCTGGCGGTAAGGTTAAGAGAGTTACATTCGGTGACCCTAACATGGAAATTCGTCGAGATGATCCTAAAGCTAGAGCTAACTTTAGAGCTAGACATAATTGTGATAGCAAGAAAGATAAAACAACGGCTGGCTACTGGTCATGTCGTATGTGGCAATCAAATACATCGGTGAGTGATATGACTAAAGCGAATATTGAAGGTAAGATCCTTAAGACTGACGACGAACAACGATTAGTCTATGGTTGGGCTTCAGTAGTAACCGAAAAGGGTGACGCTGTAGTAGATCGACAAGGTGATGTAATAGAGGCTGAGACTTTAGTTAAAGCTGTTAATGAATTTATGGAGCATGTGCGAGTCGGCAAGGCTATGCACACAGGGGATCAAGTAGGTGTCGTTGTACACTCACTCCCGATCACTAAAGAAATTGGTGATTCTCTAGGTATCCAGTCTGACCGTGAAGGATGGGTTGTCGCTTACAAAGTATTCGATGATGATGTCTGGGCAATGGTGAAGTCTGGTGAACTCGCCGCGTTCTCTATAGGTGGACGTGCTATTAAGGAGGAAATCTAACTTGCCTAATCTCCTAAAAAACTTGCACCTTGAAGAACTTTCCCTAGTGGATCGTCCAGCCAATGCACAGGCAATGGTTAGCCTCTTCAAGCGTGACAATTCCTTTGAAGGTATTAATAAAATGAATGAAGAAATGGAAACCAAAGTAGCCGCTTACATGAAAGACAAAGGTTGTGGTCGCGCAGATGCGATGAAAGCCCTTGGATATGACATGGAAAAAGCTGAAGAAGTTGCAGAAGAAGTTGCTGAGAAATCAGAAGCAGAAGAGGTTAACCCTCTAGAAGCTGAGATAGAAACTCTCAAGGCTGAAAATGAAACACTTCGTAAAGGTCTTATAGACAACGGCTACGTTATAACTGCTGATGCAATCGAGAAGAAAGCTGAAGTAGAAATGATGGACATAGAAGGTGAGATGGTAGTTAAATCTGACATCCCTGCTCCAGTCCTAAAAGCACTTGAAGCGGCGGCTTTAGAAAAAGCTGATGTTGCTCTAACTAAGAGTGCTGAAGAAGCTCTACCAAACTTTGATATAGCTGTAGCTAAATCTCTAGTAGAGAAATTCGCAGAAGAAGAAAAAATCATGGAAGCACTAAAGGCGTGTGACGCATCTATTGGCGCATCTATGGAAGAATTTGGTAAGTCAGATGTAGATGGTGAGTTCGCCTCATCTTCAGACAAACTAGATAGTCTTGTAAAGTCCTACATGGACGACAACCAACTAAAGAAAAGTGAATACGCAAAGGCTTACGCTGTTGTAGCTAGGACTGACGAAGGTAAGTCACTTATTAACAAAACCTACAAAGGGGAATAATCATGGCGGTAATGCAGTCTCGTGACAACCGTACTTTCATCGCTGGGGAAGATTTATCTTCAGCACAATTCAAATTCGTAACTCTTGAGTCAGATGGTCAAGTAGACCTAGCTGATTCTGCTGGCGAAAACGCTATCGGTGTTTGCATCGTAGGCGCAGGTGCTGGTAAAGCTGTAACTGTAACCGTTTCTGGTTCAGTCATGGTAACTGCTGGTGGTACTATTGCCGCTGGAGCCGCTGTACAGACAGACGCTTCTGGTGATGCTTTAACAGCCGCAACTGGTGACGTTATCTTAGGCTATGCCCGTGAAGCTGGTGTAGATGGACAAATCATCGAAATAGAAATGATCCAAGGTGGCAACGTAGCGGCCTAAATCAGCATTTTAAAGGAATAACATAATGCCATTATTAACTCCCTCTTCAGTACATATAGATCAGCCGTTATCTAATTTAACGCTTGCTTATGTACAAGAACAATCTACTTTTATCGCTGACAAAGTATTCCCAACAGTGGGCGTACAAAGACAGTCTGATAAATACTACATTTATGACCGCGCAAATATGAATCGCTCTGGTGATGTTAAGAAATTAGCACCACGTACAGAAGTGAATCGTATCGGTATGGCTCTTTCTAACTCATCATACTATGCAGACGTTTATGGTCTAGGCATGGACTTCGACGAGCAAACACTTGCAAACGAAGATGCAATGTTAGAAATACGTTCTGCTGGCGCACAAACACTTACTAACCGTCTTTTAATCCATCGTGAAAAAGCATTTGCAGATACATTCTTCAAAGCTGGCGTTTGGACAACAGACGTAGCTGGTGCGGCTAGTGGTGCTGGAACTCCAGTCTACTGGAATGACTACACAAACTCAACACCTATCTCAGACGTAACAACTGGCGCACGCGCTATGCAATTAACTTCTGGTGGTTTCAAGCCAAACACAATGGTTGTTGGTAAAGAAGTTCGTGACATCTTGGTTAACCACCCTGATATCCTTGCACGTTTGAATGGTGGTTCTACTATCAACAACCCTGCATTGATCACAGACGGTAAACTAGCTGAAATCTTCGGAATGGAAAACTTCCTAGTAATGGAAGCAGTAGAAAATACTGCGGCTGAAGGTTTAGCAGAATCATCTGCTTTCATAGGCGGTAAAAATGCTTTACTAGTACACACACCACGCTCTTCAGGTCTTATGACACCTGCGGCTGGTTTGACATTCGCTTGGAACAATATCCCAAGTGTAAACAACTTAGGTGTTACTGTTGAATCATATTCTGACGATGCTCTTAAGCGTCAGCAAGTTGCAGAACATATCCAAGTTAAAATGGCATACGACATGAAAGTCGTTGGTGCTGACTTAGGATACTTCTTCTCAGCTATCGTTCAGTAAGAACTAATAATATAGACAATGGTGAACCCTGAGCTTAGTTGCTTGGGGTTGCACCCAAATAATAAAAGAACATAACAGTATCCTTATAACGGAGTAGTCCTATGCACCCATCATACTTGGGATGGCAGGTTGATTGGCCTGTCTTTATAAAAATGCCTATTAGCGCAGACAATCGAGATTGGAAACGTGGAGATCATTTTAACTGGTTAGAGCGAGGTTTGCATCAAGATAAAGTTGCAATACTATACGCTTCTGGTTACTTGTACCACAATGAAGAATTAGTAGTTCAAACAAAGGTTGGAGATAGACTATCAGAGTTCTCTGGTAAGCAACTTGAAACACTTGTGAACTTACTTAACAGCGAAGTTAAGAGTAGAACCTCTAGCACAGCAGAGTTTAATACTAAGAAGTGTAAGAAGTCAAAGATAGATGATAAGCAACGAGGTCTTATTCGTCGGTTCTTAAATAACAATCGCTGGATAACAGAAGATTACTATAAAATAAGAGATAACATTCTCGGAGAATAAACAAAGGGGACGACTAAATGGCTTGGTCTTACGATCCAACGGATCTAAACACAACTACGGCTTCTGGTCGTCTCAATACAGTACGACTATTGGTTGGTGATACTGACACGACTGACCAGCAAGTACAAAACGAAGAGGTTACTTTCTCTCTAGGGCAGAATGGTGACAACGTGTACTACTCTGGAGCTTGGATTGCTAGAGCTATAGCATCTAAGTATTCTAGGAAAGTAAACACAGAACTTAGTGGAGCTTTAAAAGCTGATTACTCTGACTTAGTTACACACTACAACTCACTAGCAGATAACTTAGAGTATCAAGGTAAAACTTCAGGTGCTTCGGTAGGGGTACTAGCTGGTGGCATTACTAAGAGTACAGTAGAAGCTGTAAGACAGAACACTAACCGCATTGAAGGCTCTTTCAGAAGAGATAGATTTAAAAACCCACCAAGCTACCAAACACCTGAATACGAATAGAAGGGGAGTAACATATGTCTTTTAGAGCATTTGACTTACTCAAGTTGGTTGAAGACTTTGGTGAAACGCTTACACTACGTAAAATTACTACGGACGGTAGTTATAATCCAGCTACAGGATCTGTAGTAGGTTCATCTACAACTGACTATAGCTTCACTGGTTACTTCTATGATTACTCTAGTGCTAACCCTGAAGAAGTTATTAGAGGTGTACGTAAGTGTGTAGTACCTTACCTTGGTGTAGGTATAGATCCATTCCCTGACGACTTAATCATAGGTAATGGTGACACAGTTAAAGTAACTAGAGCAGTATCTATATTCTCTAACGGTGTCGCTATGTGTTACATATGTGATGTACAGGAGTAGAGTATGAAGTATATTGTTAATAAATCATTTTACAATAAAATAGACCAACTAGAAGAAAGCATAGACGACCTATTCAGAGAGACTTTGCAAGAGGTTGCTGTTACAGCTACAAACGGTTCACCTGTTTCTACTGGAGCCTTTGTGACTTCTTGGTCTTATATTGTAGGTGCAGGTAGACCTAGAGGTAAGTCTTCTGAAGGAAGACCTAGAGTTGGTCAGTTTGGTGCAGACACTATGAGAGAACAAGGCTATCAAAACCTAATGGGGGATGTGGCTAAAATAGACTTCGAAAAGATGTCAGGTTCGCTTACTTTATCTAATGGCGCACCTCACGCTGAAATAGTTGATAGCAGAGAAGGTATTTCTGTAGTATTGGAGAATCTTTATGGCTAGTATACACAAGGATATAAGAGCCGCACTTGAGACACATATCTCAAATACTGCTAACCTACCTGACATTGCTTATGAGAACGTAGCATTTGATCCGACAACAGGCACTAGCTTTATTAGTGTACGCTATATGCCTACTTCAACTAAACCTGCTGTAAGAGGCTTAAATCCTCAACTCAGGTATCAAGGTGTATTTTACGTCACAGTAAGTACTCCAGAAGGTAATGGACCTTCAACCGCAGACGACTACACTAACAAAGTTATAGACGCATTTCAAGCTACAACTGACATATCGTTTACTAACGCACAATCAGAAACAATCAAAGTGTCAATCGACTACGCTGAACGGCGACAAGGTTTGATTGACAGCCCTTGGTATCATGTTCCGATTAGTATCGGATGGTACATTTATAAATAACTAGGAGAATACATCATGGCCTTTGCACAGGGTTCACGCTCCAGCCTGTCTTACATAGCCGAAAGCACTTTCGGTACGACACCTGCTGGCAACTTTACTAACCTTCCTTTCAGCACACACTCTTTAAACTTAACTAAAGACCGTGTAGCTGGTAACGATATCCAAGCTGACCGTATGCCTCGTGTAGATCGACACGGTAACAGACAAGTAGCTGGAGATATTGTAGTAGACTTAAGAGATGCTGACTATGACGACTTCTTAGAATCAGCTATGCTAAATACTTTTTCAGGTGCTGTTCTTAAAGTAGGCACAACACCTCAGTTCTTTTCTATAGAAGACTATGCCGCAGACATTGATCAAGCTAGACTATTCTCAGGTTGTTCAGTTTCCACTATGGCTGTTTCCCTCGCACCTAACCAAATGGTAGCAACTACCTTCGGTATGGTAGGTAAGAATATGACTATGAGTGCTACTCAAAAGACACAAGATGCCGCTTCTGGAGCCGCACCATTTGATGCTTACTCAGGTGACATTGGTATTGGTAATGTAGGTGGAGCCGCTAACGTAGCTATCGTAACTGCTTTAGACTTCACATTAACTAATTCCTTCGCACCTACCTTCGTAATCGGAGATGATAGCGCACCATCATTAGAGTATGGTAGAGCAGAAGTTGAAGGTACACTAACAGCTTACTTTGAAGATGCGGCATTAATTAACCGTTTCCTTAATGAAACAGAGACAGAGATTGAAGTATCAGTTAACGATCCTACAGGAACTAACGCTTACACATTCCAGTTCCCTAAAGTAAAAATAAACAGTGCTGATGTTGGCGTAGATGGACCTACAAGCCGAATGATTAGCATGTCTTTCGTTGCTCTATATGACGCAACTGAAGCAACTAACTTGAAGATCACACGACCTTCATAACGTAACACCTTAGCTAAGGTTAGTGGGGACTTCTGAGTCGGGTCGGAAGTTCCCACACTTATATATACCCCGACATTTACCCGAAAGGAACTCGACATGGATTTAATGGATCTAAAACCTACAAGTAATACTGTAGAGGTGACTTTAAGACACCCTAATACTGGCGATGTACTTACTAATAATGATGATACAAATATGACTATTGTTGTTTATGCAAGCCATTCTAAAGAGTATAAAGCTGTAATGCACGATCAGACAAACAAACGTCTTAAGAGTATGCAAAATGGTAAGAACCAAGATATAACAGCACAAGATATGGAACAATCTACACTTGAAGTTTTATCTAAAATTACTTGCAGTTGGAATATTACATACGATAAGAAGTCACCAAAACTATCTGTCAATAAAGCTAAAGATTTGTACGACGAAGTGTTTTGGATCAAAGACCAGATTGAGGAGGCTATTGCAAACTCTCTGGATTTTACGAAAGCCTAACTAATCAGTTATGCGAATGGGCTGAACATCAGTTTAAGCTCAATCAACCTGATAAGGATGGCACTACAGAACGAGAACATTTAGAACAAGTAGAAAGGCAGATTGGACGTAGACCTGAAGCACTGGAACCCCCGACACATTTTCCATCGCTTATGTCGCATGTCTGGTCTGCCTTTGTTGCATTAAGCAATAGTAGAACTATGGGTTTCTCTGGACCTAACCCGATAACTTATAATGAAATTAAAGCGTGGAAGGAACTTACTGATACATCTGTTTCTTCTAGGGATATAGAAGCAATTAAACTTGTTGATGTAGTTTACATGGGGATAACTAATGGCTAATGACATTAAAATAATAGTACAGTATGAAACTGCCACTAAAGCTAAGAAAGAAATCAAAGATTTAGGTAATGTCACATTAAGGTTAGATCAAACTCAAAAGAAGAACTCTTCTACCTCAGCTAAACTAGCTAATCAAACACAGAAACTAAGTAAAGCAACAAAAGTTCAATCATCTGCTAATCACCAATTAGCTAATAGCTACAAAGCTGTAGGCGGAGCCGCTATGGTAGGCGGTAAGAAGATGAACACCTTTAACATGAGAATACAACAAGGTGGTTATCAGTTACAGGATTTCGTAGTGCAAATGCAAAGCGGAACTAGTTTCTTTACAGCCTTCTCTCAACAGGGTTCTCAGTTTGCTGGTATCTTTGGTCCAGCAGGTGCTGTTTTGGGTGCAGTAATTGCTATAGGTTCTGTTATAGGAGCTTTAGCATTTAAGGCTTATCAAGGCTCTAAAGATATACGTACTATGCAAGAATCTGTAGAAGATTTAGCATCAGCTTCTAGTGATATAAAAAGTGCTGTAGACGATATAAACAGTATAAACGCTAATGGTAATCTAACCTCTTCTTCTGAAGCAATGTTGTCTATGGCTGAAAGTGCTAAGGCAATAGCTGAGGCTCAAATGTCTTCAGCAATGCTATCTTTTACTAATCAAGCTAAAATAAGTGCTGGCATTTTTGAAAATATTCTTGATAGTGCTATGGCAAGCTCTTCTTATATTTATAACTTATTAAACCCGTTTACAGCATTACCTGATTTTGATATTGGAGACTTTACAGGAGAGTCTTCTATACAAAAGAACTTTGAGGATTTAGGTATACAAGCAGGTTATGGGCTGTATGAGAGTGTAGTAAAGTCCTTAAAAGAGTCTATGGCAACTGGTGAAGCTGAGGAACAACTAAAGTCTTTACAAAGGTATATAAATGTACTTACTGTCTCAGATGGTAAAACAACAGAACCTAAAACTGAAAAAGGTAAAGAGGCTCTAAAAAATGCTTTAGCTCTTTCTGCTGTGTTAGTTAATCAAATTAAAGCCGAACAAAAGGTTGTAGACTTTAAAAATGAGCAGTTACAATTAATAGTCAATTCCGCAAGACTTAGAGATAAAGAACTTGAGTTTGGTAAAGACTCAGTAGAGTATCAAAGAGAAGTTAATAGGCAAGCTGTTTTAAGATACGAAACAAGCCTTAAACTTGGAGGGTTGGATGATAGACAAGTAGCCTTTTTTGTAAAGCAAAGAAAAAGAGATCTTGAAGCTGAAATATCTTTACGTAAAGAAATAAAACTTAAGAAAGATAAACTTAAGCAAGATAAACTTGACGACAAGGAAAGAGCTAGATTAGAGAAGTCTAAACAAGATGATGAAGATAGGTTAAACGCTTTAAAAGGTAGAAACTTAGCAAACTTCCTAAGAGGAAAGTATAAAGCTGAGAGATTAGCTAAAGAAAAAACTATACAAGACGAGTTAGATTTAAATGCTCAAAGGGGAAAGAATCTAGCTGTTTTACTGAGAGCAAGATACAGAAGAATTAGGTTAGCTAAAGAAGCTGAAGAGAAAGCTGAAGAAGAACTAAGAAAATTAAGAAGTAATAATCTAGCAGATTTTCTGAGATTAAAATACAGAAATATTAGGTTAGCTAAAGAAGCTGAAAAGAAAGCTGAAGAAGAACTACAAGAACTAAGAAAAAAGAACATGGATGCCTTATATGAAAGTAGAGGATCTAGAGTAGGCCCAGCCCCTGCTAAAAGTCCTTTTAGTTTAGGTATGGCAGGTGCTTTTTCTACTTCTGAGGCTAAGATTGAATCTGATGAAGAAGCAAACAAACAAGCAGAAGCTCTACAGGAATATATAGATAACTTAATACATCAAAAAAATGTAGAGACAGAACTTGTAGGCATCTTTGATAGTGAAAGAGATATTAAACAAAAGATACTAAACATACAACATGAATATGATGGTATAATAACTCCTTCTCAGATTAAGCAAATAGAAAACACTCTTAAACTTACAGATGCTGAAACTAAACGTCACGAAGCTCTACAGAAAGCTAAAGAAGAGCAAGAGGCTTTAGGTGCTTCTATAGAGGCTTCTATGGAGAAAGCATTTATGTCTATGGTTGATGGTACAGCTTCTGTTAAGGATGCCTTCAAGACTATGGCTAG